TGCTACTCTAGGTGGAGATGGTGGAAGAACTTGTTCAAAATTAAATGAAAGTACAGTCCAATTAATTATTCAAATATTATTAGATGAAAATAATTTAAATTCATTAGAACAAATTGCAAAATAGTTTAATATTAGTACTACAATTATATCTTCTATAAATCAAGGGAAAGCCTGGTATAATGAAACATTAAATTATCCATTAAGAAAATATAATGTAACAGGATTAAGCATTAATAAATAGACATATAATAAAATTATTAATGATATAAAGAATACAAATTTATCTTTAAATAGTATTTCTAAAAAATATAACTTAACAGAAAATTAGATATGTGCAATAAATAATGGATACGAATGTTATAATGGAAAACATCCATATTATACTCCTATTTACGAAGGGCCTTTTCCAATTAGAAGTACAAATAAAAAAATTGATATAACTAATAATATTCAAAATATATTATATGATATTATTTTTACAAAAGAATCTATGTCTAAAATTGGAGCAAAATATAATCTGCAAGGAAATACTTTAACATACATAGCCAATGGGAAAAGAAGAAAAGAACTAACTAAAGATTTTATAACTCCATTACGACATAATATAGAAATAAATAAAAAAATTTATAAAAAAATATATTCAATTAAAGAAGGTGATTAAATGCGATACTCTCGAATAATATATAATGATTTTACTGCTGCACCAGGAGTAAGTTTAACTTTTTTTGTTCAAGGGTGTCCTTGACACCAATTAGATGTAAAGGTTGCCATAATCCAGAACTCCAAGATTTCGGAGGAGGCAAGGATGTTGATGGTATTGTAATAAATGATATTATTCAAGGTATTTCAGCCAATGGTATTTAGCGCAATCTTTGTATTATGGGTGGCGAACCTCTTTGTGATGAAAACAAGTTTTTAACTTATATGATAATTGAAAATGTTAAAAAGGTATATCCAGATGTGAAAGTTTATATTTGGACTGGCTATGTTTTAGAAAACTTAGTTAAAAGTAATGATGATAGAATTAAAAGAATCTTAGATTTGACTGATACTATTATTGATGGTCCTTATATAGAAGAAGAGCGAGATATTACTCTCCATATGCGCGGCAGTAAAAATCAAAGAATAATCAATTTAATTGACTTACGAAATAAATTATGATATAATTTATGTAGAAGGTGATTAAATCTGGATACAACAAATTTTAGAATAACATCTACGCATCCAAGTTGCTATGAAGATTTTATTCCATAGGTTGGTGAAATTGTTTATGTACAAGAGACTGAATCAATATGGATATATGTTGAAGGTTAGTGGATGCCATTGTGTGATAATATAAAGGTAGATAATGATATGAATTTATATGAAATGAATCAAAATATGGTTAAGCAACTTCCTGTATTAGATATTACAGAAAAAGAACTTAACTTAATTAATCAATTACATAATATTCATGGGAATCAATATTATATGCTTCTATGTAATGATATGAAGTATTATACTATTCTTAAAGTATCTTCTGCTTGGGCTATTATGCCTACTATGTGTGAAACTCTTGGTTTAACTGTTGTTGATTGTTTAAAAAGTGTCGGTGATATTAAATCTATTGATTTAGTTCCTGATAATTCCGCAATTGAGATTTGGCTAGAAAACACAGAAGGTATATATTGTATGTATTTATTCCCATATGATGAAGGAGTTGTTGAATTCCGTGGCTAATAGATATATTGTAAGTAATTTATCAATGTTTAATTATCATAATAAAATTTATATTTATAATGATAATGGCGAAAGTGAAGAAATTGGCGAATGTAATTTAAATGACGCCGCAGAGCAAATTGCTTATCATTGTTTAAATAATGATATTGAATTTGTTCAAATTTATGGCAATGGTTTGTATTTAAGACCAATAGCAAAAAGTATAGTGCGCGAAGTAGATAAACAAAAATTGAATTATTCTAATAAAAATTTAAAGGTAAAGGTAACTATCGGATGAAATATTTAGTAAGTTCTGTTGATACATATAGAGTAAATACTGTTGAAGAAGTTGAACAATTTCACGAAGAATTAAAAAATGATGCTCATTTTACACTTGCATCTTTTGGTTATAAGCATAAGGAAATAAAGCAGAAGGGTGAAGTTATTGATGAGTATGAACTTGTTACTGTAAAAAAACTTTTTAATAATGAAAAAGAACCTGATAGCGATATTAAGATTACTTATGGGATGGACTTTTAATGAATAAATTTGAAGTAGTAAGTAGATTTAAAGATAGTAAAATTAATTTAATTCCTACTCGTAAAACTAATGGTAGTGCAGGTTATGATTTTTATGTTGCAGAAGATATTATTATTCCTCCTTACTTCGTTCAATTAGATAAAATGGAAGAATATGGTGGCCTCATTACTATGAATTTAGAAGAAGTTGCTAATAAAACAAAAGAATTAAAAGCAAGACCTACTCTTGTTTCTTCTGGAGTAAAATGTTAGTTAGATGAAGGTTTGTATCTTGAACTTTCTACCCGCAGTTCTACTCCTTTAAAGTATTGGTTAATTCTTGCCAATAGTGTAGGAATTATTGATAGTGATTATTATAATAATGAAGATAATGAGGGCGAAATCTTTTTCCAATTAATTAATTTAAGTCCTTGGTATATTAATCTTAAAGCAGGAGACTGTATTGGCCAAGGTATTATTAAACAGTATGATTTAACCGATAATGATTTTACTGATAAAATCCGTAAAGGCGGTTTTGGGTCTACTGATATTTTTGATGCCTTCTTTACTCGGCGTCAAGATGATGGAAAATGAGAATACTTGCATTTGATTAGTCCTCACGTGTAACTGGATATGCTGTTTTTGATAATGACAGATTAATCGCTTATGATAAATTCACTTGCGTTAGTGATGATATTGGTGAGCGACTCGTTCAAATTAGAAAAATGCTTTTGGGTTTAATTGCTATTTATGACCCAGATGCAGTCGCTTTTGAAGATATTTAGTTACAAAATAATATTATTAATAATGTAGAAACTTTTAAAGTTTTAGCAGAAGTTTTTGGTATATTTTATGAGACTTTAAAAGAAATTGGAATAGATTATCATATAGTTCCATCTGTTACTTGGAAAAGTAAATTAGGAATTAAAGGTGCGAAGCGTGCTGACTAGAAGCGTGCGGCCGCAGCCTACGTCGCGCAAACATATGGAGTAAAAGCCACGCAAGATGAATGTGATGCTATTTGCATTGGTGCTTATGTAAGCAATATACCTGAAGACTATGATTGGTCAGAATAAATAATTCTCATACCTCTAAATTTTAAAGTATTTAGAAATTGGAGGGAGGGAAAACCAATGCTAACATTTTTCGCAACCTATGGAACTGAAGTTATTCTTGCGGTTGTAATTTTAATTGCTACTGGCATTTGCAAATATTTCTATAATAAAGCAAAAGAAATTTAGAAACTTTATGATGGAGAAGAGAAAAAAGCAATTGACAAAGCAATTGATAAAAAACTCGAACCAATAGTTGAAGAGTTAGATGAATTACGCATGGCCCTTCAAAAGAATAAGGATTTAGAAGAATCTCATTTAAGGATAATTCTTTCTTCTTATCGTTACCGCTTAATGTCTTTATGTAAGCAGTATATAAAACAGGGCTATATTACTCCAGAACAATATGACCAATTAACTGAATTTTATAAAGTTTATCACGATTTAGGTGGTAATGGTCAAGCAAAAGAATTCTACGATAAAGCGTTAAGTCTTCCTTGTCACGGAGACGCTACAGTGGAAGTATATCACGAATAAAAAAAATAGGGAAAGTGAATTAATTCACTTTCCCTATTTTTTATTTTAACAACCTTTTATATCACAAAAAGTTTGATTAGTAATATCAATAATTTCTTGACCGTAAGTTGCAATTAAATCTGCTACTATTTCTTCGAAATATATATCCATAAGAATACCATAACTAAACATTGCCGCGTGTACTAATTCGTGACATAAAACTTTTTTAAACATTTCTCTATCTAATGATTCATAAATATAAATAGTTTTATCAATATCATCACAACATCCAATAGTAACAGAACCATCACTTCGAATTAACGTTGGATGATTGGTAGAAACCAGGATAATTTGCCAATATTCACCATTAATAACAAACATTATTTAACCTAACCGATTTTAGATGCTAAAGCCGAAACTCGTTTTTCAAGATATTGTCTTTCTTCTGGTGAAGCATCTTCAATCATTTCTACCATATCCTGTGTTAATTCTTGCATATATTTTTCTAATTCTTTAATTTGAGATGCTTTATCTCGATGCATCTCTTTTGATTCCATATAAGTTTTTCTTGTCTAATGACTGCGGCCTTCGCGTGGGTCACGCATCATCATATCATATTCAGTATAAGAACGATTACTGCCGCCATTTGAAGAACTACTACGACCACTTTGTCCAGAAGAAGAAGAGGATGAAGAGGAAGGAGTATAATACATTCTACCCTTTTCTCTGTCCATATCTCTTTCATTATACATTGGTTGAGTATAGTAATGATACTCCTTTTCTTTCTCTTTTCCTTTTTCTTTCATCGCTTCAGTAATAGTGCAATAATACATTGCTTCTTCTAAATCTTTCAACATATCAATTGCTTCTCCAAGTTCTTTAGCATCAACATCTTTTAAATTACCCATTTGACTTTGAACGCAAGCCATTAAGGACTATTTCATCATTTCATATTGACTCATACACATATTAATCCTCCTTTTTATGCCACACGTTCAACAATCAAATTGGCATTCTGAACATTGATTGGTTGAGTACTTACATTTCTTACACTAACGCTCATACAGCAATTGCGCGGAACATCAATAAATATAGCGCTAAATACATTAAAAAATTCTTCAACGGCTGCAGGAGTAACTATCATAGTAGTTGTTCCAATTGCCTCTCCTTCAATAGCAATTGCTAAAGAGATTGCTTCAACGGTACCACCAGTAGGAATTGAAATATTGCCGCCGAAACTCACTTTAAAGCGAGCCCGACTTTGGCAATTAGTAATTCCTCTTAAAGTAATAAGACCACTACCATCACGATGGACTATGGAGCAATTCCCGCAAGTTACAGTATCAGTAAATTGAACATTCTGATTCACAGGGACAACCTGTAATACATTAGCAGTTATTTCCATTTATTTTCCCTCCAATATAGTGTTTTATTACTTATTAACCAAAATAGTTACTTCCTTCGCAGCATCCGCTACTTCTAAAACCATAACCATAAGGACTATAGCAGCAGTTAGGATTTGGTACAAAGTACGCAGGAATTGGGCAAGGATCACTTAATTTACTTACCAAATAGGCGTTCTGGGCTTGCTGGGAAGCAGCAAATTTTAGTGACTGATTCTCGGCCTGTAAAGCAGAAATTCTATCTTGTGTTAAGAAATCTAAAATAGAACGAACACCTGCATTCTGATTATCAATAATATCACGAGTAGAATCGCTAATAACGTGGCGAGTATCACAAGACTGAGTTGCTAAATTATAATTGGTATCAGAGAAGCCACGTTCAATGGCTCTTTGAGTTCCACAGCAACAGTCGCTTATTTGATGAGATAAACTATTCATTGCCTGCGCTTCTTGGTAGCCTAAAGTACAAATAGCATTATCAATTCCGTGGAAACCACTCATTAAAGCATTATTTAATGCATAAGTACTATCTGCTAAACCATAAGTCTGCTGGTCTAATTTAGAAATTAAAGTCTGCTGGTCAACAGCAGCACGCACATCTTCTTGAGTGGCAGGGAGTCCATAACGCATTCCACCACCACCACCAAAACCACTACCGCCGAAGCCCCATCCGCCGGCAAATAAGAATAATAAAATTATCCACCAACCATTGTCGCCAAATAATCCATCACCATTTCTACTGGAGCCACTGGTGACAGCGGCAATGTCGGCTAAACTATACATACTATTTCCAAACATTTTCATTTCCTCCAATTAATTTAAAAATTATTTAAAACCATATTGGGCTTTAAATTTTGCAAATTCTGTATCGAAATCTAATCCTCTTTGAGCAACTAAATTTCGAGCAATTTTTTCAATCTCACTCGTTTGTCCAGTCCGTGCGAGATTTAGGAGATTTTCTCCCATTGGGGTTCCTTTCATTTGATTTTCTAATACACTCATTACTAACTGTTGTGGATTATATCCTTGCTTAATCATCCCAATCAACTAATTGGGGTCTACGTAGAACATTGGAAGATACCTCCTTTAAAATTAAAATTTAAAAACTGGTTGCGATTGCTGTGCCGCAGGCTATGACATTTCTAATAATTTACCCTCATATGTTTTTATTAATTGATTAATTACTTCTTCAAATTCTTCACGGGTAACATAAGAAGAGTCATTAGACTGGTCAGCAGGTTTAATTTGGCTTAATTCGTATAAATTTATACAAACCGTGCCATCCATATTTATAGATTTAGTATAAATTTTTTTATTTGCTACATCTGGAAAATAAAACACTGAACCATCAAAATCAATAGGAGAGGCTTTCACTTCTTCAATAGAAGAAACAGGCCTAACCTATGATATTACTTGAGGATTTATGTTCCAGTTTGTATATGGCTACTATCTATAATTAGGAATAAATTGCTATTGCTGATAGGGGTAATTCATAAATAGGCGCCTCCTTTACATTTTCATTTTCCTTACCTCTTCATTACTATATAATTTTTAAGTCAAATAAATAAATAAAAGAAACTCACACATTTTTTGATAAATTTTTCGTTGCTGCGTTTTTAATTAAATTTTTCAAACTCACAATTTTAATTGAAAAAATTTTTCTCACAATTTTAGTTGATTTTTTCACAAAAATATGTTATAATATAATAAAATAATAAATAAATAAAAAGGAGAAATCAATGTTATCGATTGCTATTTACAGTGACAATTTAAATGACGCACGACTTCTTCAATCAAAAATTTAGGATTTTCTTGTAGAGAATAAAATTTTAGCAAAAACTAAAGTATTTGATACAATGGAAAAATTTATTACAGTACCTGATACTTTCGATATTTATTTTATGGATATGGACTCAAAAGATGATGTATTAAGCATTGGAAGCCAAATGATAGATATTGACCAACAAAGTTATTTTGTATATTGGAGCAGTGATAAAGCATCTGCATATGATGTAACAAAAATTCGTGCAAATTACTTCTTATTAAAACCCATAGAACCTGGAGACTTGGAAGGTATTATGAATAGTATCAAGAAAAGAATTAAAAAAGATACTGTTATAATAAAAACTCCAGAAGGAGATAGAAGAGTATACACCAATGATTTAAATTATGTTAATATTGTAAAAAGGTGTACGTGTTATCATTTAGTAGACGGTGCAGTATTTGATGGATAGACACTGCGCGGCGCATTTGAAAAAGAAATATATCCATTACAAGAACATCCTAAATTAGCATTTATTCCACCAAGTTTATTAGTTAATATGACAAATATTAAAATATTAAACAAAGAAAGTGCAACTTTTGACAATGATGATGTTATATATTTGCCAAAGAAAGCATATGATATCATAAAAAACAAATGGTTTTTATATAACCAAATATAAAAAAAATAAGGCTCGTATCAATTAAGATACGAGCCTTATTTTTTATTTTTTATTAAGATTTACACTTGCTTCAATTTTTTTACTTATATAAGTATCTAAATCTCCAACTACTGTTGCTAAATATTCTTTAGCATCATCTGTTAGAATTAACATAACCGCGTCGGCTGACTTTTTAAAAGCCTCTTTTTGCGCTTCAATAGTAAATTCGCCTTTACTTTTTAAACTTTCAACATAAGTTTGATTTGTAGCAATAACGCAATCAGTAATTGTCTTTTCTAATAATGTCATATACTTATCATATTGAGCATTATTAGTTTTTTCTTTTACTTCTTTCATATGAGTATTTAACCATTTAATAAAATAAGTAGTTAAAACTCCTAACAGAGGTATAATACATACTTCAAAAATTTGAGCAATTAATCCAATTTCCATATATTATTCCTCCTTATTAATAATAACTTTCAGTATCCCATACAGGGATTATTTTATTTAAATAACTTGCAGTATAAGTAATTTCTTTAGCATATATATCATCTTCAACAATAGAGTCACTTAATACGGCTTCACCAGTTAATAACATTAATGACCAATTGTTATTAACATATTGACCCCACCAGGTTTCTTCAGCAACTAGTTTAGTAGCATCTTCCTTATCGATGTGATATATATTCATAGTATATACTTCACCATTTTGGCTATTAGGTACTCCATTCGCAATATCATATTGAGAAATAATATCATTTAATTCATCTATCTTACTAATATAATAAACAGACGAATTATTTTCATCTTTCTCTAATGAGCCTACTTCAACATTGTCTTTACGAATAAATTGTAAAGTCTTTACACTTTGAGGGGTGCCAACAGGACCTAAAATAGAACCTTGCTTTATCCATTTTCCATTTATATACATAAATACCCAGCCACGGCAAGGGTCATCTACTCGAGTTACAGTATGAATATAAATATCATTTTCACTTAAATCTCTATCTTCTAAAATATTAGGCTAATAAGAGTTTGTGTCTGCGTTCCAAGATAAATCTTTATCTTTAAGGTCTGAAGCAGTAAAAATATGAATTGCTTTTGGTAAATAGAAACTAAATAATTGAACATCTTGATTTCTAATTGATTCCTCTATTT